TTATCCTAAAAATTGATTCACTTTTTCGATAGATTTTACATTATCTTGTGAATCTAAGTGCGTATATATATTCAATAAAACTTTAATATCTTTATGTCCCATCCAAATTTGAGCTTGTTTAATATCTATGCCTGCTTTATGTAATATACATGCATAAGTATGTCGTAATTGATGTAATGTGAATTTTATATCTTCATATTCACAATTTGCCTTTTCGTTTTCTGACACATCTTTTTGTGTGTCAGATTTTAGTTTCAAGTTGATATCTTTTAGTACATACGACAATTTTCTTTTTAAGCACGTTTCTGACATCATTTTATTTAAAGTGTTAGGAAAAATATATTCGCTTGATTTATGATTAGATTTCAATATTTTTAAATCATTATATAATATATCAAAAATAGGTACTTTTCTAACTTCTTCATTTTTCGTTTTTTTAATTGTAGGCTGGTTTTTCTGAAATGTTACTGCTTTGTTGATTAAAATGTATTTTTCGTCTAAATTTACATCCTTATATTGTAGAGGGACTAATTCTTCTCTTCGTAGTCCGAGTATATAAAAGAAATAGTATCATAAACGCATCAAAATCGCTTTTGGCGAGTTTTTTTATTTCAGTAATAACTCTATCGTTTAAAGGTTCTTTTTCAGCTGATTTATGCTTTTTTATGCTAATTCCAATTGCTACATTTTTATAAATATAATCATTTTCTACTGCTTTATTTAAAATTTGTTTTATAGTTAATAGTGCAACATCTTTTTTTCTTGTTATTCCTTTTTTATCTAATTGATTTAACATATTAACTACATCTGATTGCTTGAGATATTTTAGAGGAATATTCCCTATATATGGATTTATATGTAGTCTAATTGAATCAGCATACATTTTCTTGGTTGCATATTCTTTATCTGATTTATAAGTGTCTAACCATTTATCAGCCCAAACAGAAACAGTCATGCCTTCATCGTTTATAAAAATGCCTTTATGGTCCTGACTTTTCTTTTCTATGTATTGCTTTTCTAAATCTTTTGGATTGGTTGAATATAAAGTAATCAATCTTCCATTAACAGAAACTCTTTTCATTAGTCTTCCATCTTTTCTAGTTGTATATGTAAACGCCATAAATCCTCCTTATAATTATTTTCAGTATTTTTATAAAATAAACTGCCTTTTAATAGCAGTTAATCGTTAATTCTCCATATTTTTCAGTATAAAACATAATACATTTGCTGAAACCTAAAATAAGTCTTGCATAATCAATTTGTTTTTTATATAATAATAATATATTAAAAGAGCGAGGAATGAAATGAGAAAAATTATACTTTTTATTAAAAAATATTGTTATATTGTTATTCCAATATTTACTGCCTTTCTAATGACAGTGCTATATAGCTTTCGAATATTAAGCATCCAAAATGATGATAGTTTTTTACCAACAATAATAGGAATTTCTGGAACATTGATTGGTTTTTTATTTACAGCGATGACAATATTTCTTAGTTTAAATAAAAATACTGAATTTATGATGTACTTTAAAAAATATAATCACCATGTAATATTTGGAAGACTTATAACATTCGGAACTATATTTTTATGTATAAATATAATTTTTTGGTTATTCAAATTTAATATATACACAATTATTATATCCTTTATTCTTGGATTAGAAGAAACTATAATGGCTGCATATTATATTTATAGGCTATCTTTGAATAGCATTAAATAGTTCTAATCTCAATGTGCTTTCAATTGTAGAATAATCTTGCTCATAATTATTGTTTAATTTAATAGGAATAGATTTAGTGAAAGTGTTACTTATTAAGTCAATATCTTCGTTTAATGTTGATATTGACATTTTTTTTAAGCAGTTTTTATTTTTGTTTCGAAAACATAATATTTCATCAGAAAAATGAGGTTTAATTTCCTCTAAAGTAACAGAGAGTTTATAATCTTTAATTTTACAGCCCATATTTTCAAGATTTTCAAGATCTACAAACTTTTCATTAGATGTATGGACATTTGCACAAGAAATAGTTAATTCTGTAATTATAGTATCTTTTATTTCTTCCTCTGTCTTTATTAAAGGAAAAAGTTTAACATTTAATATATTATTATTATTAAGAAAGATTTCCAAGAAAGGGTAAACATTCTTAATATGATTTGTTTTTATAAATGAAATAGCCTTTAGAGAGAAGTCTATGTAAAACAAGGTGTTATGTTCAAAATATATACTCTCTGGATCTATCTTTTCATTTGATTTGTTATCCATAATATCTGTTAAGACATCTTTATTGTTAGAAATACGTGAAAAGGTTCCAAAAAAATGATTAGTACTACTGCTTAGTTTGGTAAATACTAGTTTTTCTTCTCGAGAAATTACTTTTTCTTGTTTTTCATCAAAAAAAGTGTCAATTGTATACTCACTTGAATTACTGAATTTAACTTTTAAATCTTTTTTTATTTCATCAACAAAATTACTATCGTTAACTAAAAGAGAAGGCTCTATTAAAGATAATTTGCCAAAATTAATAAACTTTTTATATTCTTTTTCTTTAGTGGTTTCAATAGTTTGTTCGCTAGAAACCAAATTATGCATATTTATTTACCCTCCTTCTTATTATCTTTCATAATAACCTTTATCAATTCTTCTATTTGTGCCTTTTGTGTTTCTGTAGGTGGGGTGTAGTCTTTCATATTAAATCCTATTTTAGCAAGTCCAAATGGGTCTTCTTGTTTTGGGTTTCGCTCATCTGTTTTACCTAATAAATAGTCTATACTGCAATCAAGTATTTCTGATAGCTTATTCAAAACATCTATTGATGGCATATTTTTATTATTTTCATAATTAGCAATATTTGAACGAGATGTGTTAATTTTTTTTGCAAGTTCTTCTTGAGTTAAATTACAATCTTGTCTAATTTTTTTTAAATTATCTCCAAAACTCATAAGTGCACTCCTTTCTAAGAAAATTATAACATTCTATTGTCAGTTTTGCAAACGTTTTTAAAGAAAAATAAAAATTTTAAAAAAAAACTATTGACAGCTAGACGAACATTGTATATAATGTCAGCAGAACAAACAAAGAGGAGGCGAAATTATGAGAAAAAAACTTATAGAGATTAGAAAGAAAAAAGGTTATACTCAAGAACAGATGGCAGAGAAGCTAAATATTGCAAGGACAACGTATACAGGGTACGAGAACGGAAATGTATCTCCATCTCTAGAAACAGCTTTAAATATAAAGAAGATATTAAACTATAAGAAAGATGATATTTTTTTACTTTCAAATGTCAGCTAAACAAACGAAAATAAAGATAAGAACATCTATGAACGAAATTAGGAAGGAGATAAAAATGGCGACAAACATATGTAGCAGAACAAGAACAAAATACTCGACTGTAAAAGAATTAGCAGAAGAATTAGGCTGTTGTGTACAACAAGTGTATAAAACAATGAAAAGACCAGAAATGGAAAGTTGCAAGAGAAAGATAGGAACAGCGGGTATAAGAATAGACAAAGAAGAATTTTACAGAATAATGGAACAAATTTATAGATAGGAGGTGTAACAAATGATTAGTTATTATTTAGACGTAGCACTGTGTGGATTAACTTTAATGTTAGAACTGTTTGGAGCAATAGGAATGATGTTATTAGTGCAACTTATATTTTACAGAGTTTTTAAAATTAACTTATATAAGAGTTTTGAAAAATTTCTAGACAAAATGGACAAAAAATTGACAGAAATGTTTGGGTAGGAGGAAGAGATGAAAGATAGAGAAGTGTTGGAAAAATTGATGAAAGAACAAGAAAAAGAAGATATGTTTTTTAAAGAACAAGTAAAAGATAACAGTTTAGATTCTAACTTTAGAATAAAAAGCATTAACCAACTAATTGATGAAATACTTACAAGATTAACTGGAGTCGATTCAAAAGGAAATAGATATTCGAATGAAATTCTATCTGAAACAGTTTATACAAATATTGAAGAACTAGAGAAGTTATATCTTATTAGAAAACTAGAAAGTTCTTACAAGAGCAACAATAGAAACGATTAAGGCAATAAAGGCAACAATTATACATAATTTTACAAGAAAGGAGATGAAGGAAATGGCATTGTTTTTAGCATTAGTAATATTACTTGGCTTAATAGGTCTTATGTATTATAAAGAAACATTACAAACAGAGATAGATGAGTCAAATTCAAGAAATGTTGAATTAGCAAGACAAGTTAGAGATTTAAGTTTTGAAAACAAACAGCTTAAAGATCTAAGAAAACAAGAAGTACATAATAACACAATTTTAGTTAAAGAAAATATGAAGCTACAAGATTTATTAAAAGATGTAGCAGATAGAACTATAGCTTGTCCAGTAGACAGCGAGAAAATAGTTCTAAACAAAATAAAAGAGCTAGTTCGCGACTACCAATCTCAAAACTAGCTAGATTTCAATAATAAATATATATGAACTCTATGCTTATTGTAACATAGATAGAAAGGAAAGTCAATGGAACTACAAGACAGATACGACGAACTAGACAATTTAATAAGCTCACTTAATTCGTTAATTGACGAATTAACAGATAAGAATTATATTGAACAGCTAGAGCTTATTAAATTTGAAGCACAAAACGAATTGGAAGAAGTGTCAGAACAATTAAGTGCAGAACAAGAAAGAGAATATGCGGAAATGAATTATCAATACGAGAGGAGTGTAATTTAATGTTAAAAAGTTATGAAGAATTAAGAAGAGTTGATGTAAGTAAATGGGTAGAACAAAGAGATGGAGCAGACTATTTGAATTGGGCAAAAGTTGTTGATTTATTACACGAAAACGGAGCTGAAAAAGTTTATTTTGAACCAGTTGCAAATGAATTAACTGGAAGCAGTTTGTATATGACTGAAAGAAAATTTGAAGACAGTAAAGGAAATATAAATCAAGTATATGAAACAGCAGTAAAGATTGTAATAGATGATTTAGAATTTATTCAAAGAGGACCTGTTACAAACGGTTCAAATCCAGTTAAAGATAACTCTATGAGCCAACAAAGGTTATGGAATTGTCAAACTAGATTATTCGTTAAAGGAGTTGCTATAAGAACTGGTTTAGGATTTGATTTATGGTTAAAAGAAGAGTTGAAAGACTCTAAAAATAACTGGGAAGATGATTTATCAAGACATGACATATTTAAGATAAAAGAAAGATGTCAACAAATTTATACTCAAAAACTAAAAGAAGGATTATCAGTAAAAGAAATTGCTGAAAAATTACACAAAACAGAAGACGAGGTAAAAGCATTATTTAGTTATTTTGATACTTTAAGTAATTTTGAGAGAGATTTAGCTAACATTGATACAAAATCAAGATAGAAGTGGTTACATAGGTGCATCAGATACAAGTATGGCTGTTGGAAATTGGAATACAAAAACATTTGAAAACTGGTGGTTAATTAAACTAGGACTTAGTAGAAACAATTTTTCAACAGAAGCTACTAAAGCAGGTAATAATTATGAACACAAAATATTACAAGCACTAAATATTCCAAATTTAGAGATGGACAAGCAAATAATAATAGATAGATTAAGAGTGAATTTGGACGGGAACACAGCTGATTGCATTTATGAGGTTAAAACTCACAACATTGACAAGGAATTTAAAGTATCAAAGCAATATTGGAGACAGGCACAGGTTGAAATGTATGCTTTTAATACAAGAAATTTATATATAGTATCTTATGCATTAGAAGAAAAAGACTATAAAAATTATTTTAACGAAATAGATATTGATAGAGTGAAGTTTCACAAAGTAGATTATGATGAAGACTTTATAAGCAAAGAGTATTTACCAAGACTACAAATATTAAGTGAATGTTTGAAAAAAGGAGCTTTTCCATGCAAACTACAGGAATTATAAATGATATTAGTATAGATTTTGACACACGAAAACCAAAAATAAGCATAGTTTTAGATACGAATGAGATAAGTGCTGTCGAACAACTTAAAAACGAAAATAAGCTAAATATTGAATTAAAGAAATGGTATAAAAAGAGGTCCTTAGATGCTAATTCATATTGTTGGGTTCTATGTGATTTAATTGCAAAAAAATTAACAACAAATGATGCAGTAATAACAAAAGAAGATATATACAAAGATGCAATTTCAAATATAGGCACATTTCAAGCCATAATAATAGAAGAGAAAGCATTTGAAGATTTTAAAAGAATTTGGCAGAATCAAGGATTAGGTTTTTTAGTAAGAGAGATTTCGAGAAAAGACAAGTGCGTAAAAGTACAAGCTTACTATGGCTCTAGTACATACAACACAAAAGAAATGAGTTTATTGATTGAATTACTAATACAAGAATGTAAGCAATTAGAAATAGAAACTAAAACACCAGCTGAAATAAAGAGTTTGTTAGACAGTTGGAGTGGCACTAATAGATGAACAAAACCCCCCTTTTATTGTTATTGTTAGTGCCACGCGCCCTTTAAATAAGGAGGCAATATGAAATCGATATTACAAGAAGAAAAAAGATGTTATATATGTGGACTATATAGTCCAGTAGAAGAACATCATATATATTTTGGAAATCCGAACAGAAGAATATCAGAAGAAAATGGATTTAAAGTTTGGTTATGTGCTGAGCATCATAGAGGAACTATTGGAGTACATGGCAAACTAGGACATAGTTTAGATTTAAAGTTAAAAGAAACTTGCGAGAAAAAGTACATAAATTTGGGACATACAAAAGAAGAATTTATAAATTTAATAGGTAAAAATTATTTATAGGAGGATTTAAAATGAAATTTAAAATTGGAGATAAGGTAAAGGTAGTTAAATGTGAAATTTCAGGAGAACGTTGTGGAAATATTAACAAAATTTCTACAATAACACAAGTAGAAAAGGATGTGCCTTATCCATATATATTAAAAGATTTAGATGAAGTTTTTAGCGAAGATGAAATAGAACTCGTACGAAAAGAACGATTTACAAAAGCTGATTTAAAAGATGGAGATAAATGTACATTAAAAAATGGACAAGTTATATTTGTTGACAAGACTTCAGATTATGGTTTTAGCAACATTAATGAACAATTAAAATATTTTAACGATGATGTAAGTATCATCAAGGTAGAAAGACCAGTAAAATATGAAACAATGTTTGAAAGAAAAGAAGAGATATTAGACGAGGTAGAGAAGAAGTATTTAGCAGATGTTGTTAGACCTTTTAGGAGTAAAGTTAGATCTGTTTATAAGATGGCTTCTATTTGTAGCAATAAAGAATTTATAAATATACAACTGAGAGATGAGAATTTTACTTTACCATACTTTAAAAAAGGAACAATGTACAAAGAAATGCAAACAGGTAAACGATACACATTAGAAAAATTAGGAATATAACAACAAGGGCTAGACAACAAAAACTAGCCCTTTATTTACGAAAGGAGAAGGCAAATGGATAAAAGCAGTTTCTTAATATATTTAGATTATGAAGAACAATTCAATTTACTAACAGACGAACAAGTAGGTCAGCTTATGAGAGCGATAATCAAATATGAGAGAACTAGAGAAATACCACAGTTAGATGGCGTAATAAAAATGGCTTTCTCTTTTATAAAAACACAACTAGATAGGGATAGAGAAAAATACGAAGCTAGATGTGAAAAGAATAGAGAGAACGCTAAAAAAGGTGGAAGACCTAAAAAGGCAAATGGTTTTGAAAAAACCGAACGGTTTTGAAGAAAACCAAATGGAAGCCAAAAAACCCGATATAGATAAAGAAGATGAAGAAGATAATGATAAAGATAATGATATTAAAAAGAAAGATAAAAAAAAGAAATTTCAAAAACCAACTGTTGAAGAAATACAAAAATATTGTTGCGAAAGGAAAAATAATATTAGTGCACAACAATTTTATGATTACTATGAAAGTAATGGGTGGAAAATTGGCAAAAATGCAATGAAAGATTGGCAAGCTACAATACGAACGTGGGAACAAAGAAATAAAAGTAGTACTAAAAAATCAGCAATAGAGGAGTGGTTAAATGAATAAACAAGAATTTGCAAAAGGTGTAAAAATACTAGAAGTTACATACAATCAAAAATTTGATGAAGAAAAAAGAGATTTTTGGTTTAGACAATTACAAGATTTAAATGCAAGTAGATATTTTAACAATATTAAAAACATAATTAAAACAAGTACTTTTATGCCTAATATAGCACAGTTAAGAAACGAGCCAAGGAAACAATTTGCAGATTACGAACAGAGAGACTACTCAAATATAGATTTAAATCAATTTTATGCAAACAAAGGAGTGATTAACAAATGAAAATGTCTCAAAAAGATAGAATTATAAATTACATACGAGAATTTGGTTCAATATCTAGCTGGGAAGCATACGCAGACTTAGGGATAACACAGTTAGGAGCAAGAATAGACCAACTTAAAAAAGAAGGATACGAATTTAAAACAGAATGGGAAAGCAACACTAATAGATATGGAGAGAGAACAGATTACAAGAGATATTATTTAGCGGATATGGTTTCAGAGAATATGGAACATATAACAAGATATTAGGAGGTAGTTATGATAATAGTAAGTCAAGATAAATGTGCAATAGTAAATTCGGATAATATAAAAACTATTGAATTAGATAGAGAAACAGATTTTAAATCAATAATAATATTTAGAGAAACGAATGAGGTAGAAACAGGAGTGTGTGGTTTGTTTATTGGACATTATGCAACAAGAGAAAGAGCAAAAGAAGTATTACAAGAAATAATAACTAGGCATGGAAACTGGGAAAATTTGAAAATGGGACAACCAAGTGGGATATGTTCACCAGTATATGAAATGCCAGAGGACTAGTCTATGAAACAAATAGAAAAGAATACGCTATGTTATTATTGTTTGGGGTGTAACAAACAAGAAGATACAGACTATAAGCCAGTAATGAGATGTAAAAATTTTATAACAGGAGTTGAAAACTGGCAAGAAAAATTACGAGAGGAGCTAAAGAAAAAATGCCTATAGAAGATTTAATGAACTATATGCTTAATTTATTCAACAATACAGCTAAAGAATTAAGTGAGGAATACGAAAAGCTGAGCCAAAAAGATATGGAATTATCAGATTTAGATCATTATATAGAAAGTCGCAATTTGAAAGCTTCTCAATTAGCAAAAGTAGGGAGACTAAGGAAAACATTGAGAGAAGAACGCAGACAAATTAAAAACAACATAGACACCATAGAGGTAATAAAGAAGTTTACAGACAAGTACAATAACAAGTTAATAACAGGAGATATAATACAAAATCTAAAAGAACAGGGTGTTTTAAAAAAACGACAAGAAAACCCAACATATAAGTATAGGACAAGTATATTAGACAGATTGGAGATAAAAGATGAACAAATATAAAAACACAAAAATAGTAGTAGACAATATAAAGTTTGAAAGTAATCTAGAAGCAACAAGATATAAAGAATTAAAGCTGTTGCAGAGAGCAAAACAGATAAGTAACTTAAGACTGCAAGTACCATTTCTATTACAAGAAGGATTCAAAAAAAATGGCAAGACACATAGAAAAATAGAATACATAGCAGATTTTGTTTACGAGGAAAATGGACAAACAATTGTTGAGGACACAAAAGGAATGAAAACAGAGACATTTAAGATTAAGCAGAAATTATTTGAGTATAAGTATCCAGAGCTAAGTATAAAAATTATTACAAGGGAGGAAATATGAAAGAGATAGAAGTTGGAGAATATGTAAGAACAAAAGATGGAATTATTGATAAAGTGATAATTGAATATGATGGAAAGTGTAATAATCCAAATTGTAGTGAAAAACATATTTCTTGTAAATATAATTATTATAACGAAAAAGATATAGTAAAACATAGTAAACAACTAATAGACTTAATCGAAATTGGAGATATTCTTGAGTTAAGAGAATATGTAGATTACTTTAAAAAATCTGAAAAGATAGGAATATCTGATATGGATATGTTAAGTAACATCAAACAAGCAATTAGAGATAAAAAAATTGAAGTTTTATCAATATTAACAAAAAAACAATATATGGCTAATTGCTATAAAGTAGGAGGAGAAGAATAATGAGTGATTATGTAAGAAAAAAATGTGTAAGATTTAAGATACCTCAAAATATAATAGAGGAATTAGAAAATGATGACGACTGGGTAGTAGATTTATTGTTAGAGAAATTTAAGGTAAAAGATGACTATAATACAGAAAATGATTTTACAATTGGCTATGGAGAAGATTTTAATAATAATAAAACAGACTATTTTTTAGATTATCAATTAGAATATGAATATGGAGCAGCTGGAGATTTTGAAAGTGTAAGACTGCTAACAGATAAAGAATTTGAAAAATATTCAAGAATGTTCGCAAAATACTTTAATGAAATAGGCAGAGATGAGTTAAGGCTAGTACATTATAGTTATTACAATGGTTGTGATGAATCAAGTGTCTATGAGATAGAAGAAATTTAGGAGGAGAAAATGAATCTAATTAATTTATTATTTAAAGAGAAAGAACAGACTGAAATGATTACAGAAGAAACATTGCCAGATGGGCAACAAATAAAAGTTCCAGATTTAAAACAATATTTATTAAATGGATATAAGGAAATACGAGAAGTTAAAAATCAAAATGAACAATTACAATTAAAGTTAGAAGAAGAATCTAAATATAAACTATTATATGATGGAGCATTAGTAACATTAGAGGAATTTAAGAAAAGAGAAGATGAAAATAAGAAACAAATAAATAATTTACAAACAAAATTAAATGAAAAACAAGAAGAATTATATAAGCTCTATGATTTAGTAAATACTTATAAAATTAAACAATTAGAAGTAGATAAACAATCTAAAAATATGGATAAAGTAATTAAAGACAATATAAATGCTTCAATTATAGAATTTAAAGAAAAAATAATAGAAGCAATTAAAAATACTAAAGGTAATGTCAGTAAGGATAAAGTATGTAATTTAATTCAAAAAATGGGAGTGGATAAAAATGAATAGAGAGATAAAGTTTAGAGGAATATCAATAGATGAATGGGTTTACGGTATGCTTTGCCAAGTAAATGAAGGCGATACAGAACATGGAGAACCTATAAAATATAAAATTCAAACAGAAGAAAAAGAGTATGGAGAATATGTAAAATGTTTTATAACTAACGAAGAATCAATAGGTCAATTTACAGAGCTATATGATAAAAATGAAAAAGAAATATGGGAAAACGATATAGTTGAGATAAAAGAAAAAAGTATAAAAAGAGGAGTAATAACCTGGAAGAATGGTTGCTTTTTTGTGAAAACAAAAGAATATTGTTTGCCTTTATATGATTTACTTGAATACGAAATAAAAGTAATAGGAAACATTACAGATAATCCAGAGTTATTAGGAGGAGAATAGATATGTTTAAAATAAGAGATGATGTAGATTTAAAAGAACTTGAAAGATTTCATTTTACACACCATGATAAACAAGATGCAAAAATTTGTTATTATAGACCAATGCCTTTAGTTAAGAAAAAAATACCAATTTTAGTAGAAATATTTAAAGATAGGACAATTGATTTTCAATTACCTTTAGATTGTACCATAGAAAAACAAGAAATATGTTTAGAAGAATATATACAAGATTTAATCAGAGCAAATTTAGTAGTAAAGGAGTAAATAAGATATGCCATTTAGTGCAACAAAATTTATAGAAAAACAAATTATTAACACAAGAGGATTATGCAAAAGTTGTAAATTTTATAAAACAGCAAAAATAGTAAATGAAGTAGAAATTTGTACATTAAGTGACAAATTTTTAATTCCAGAATATGAGCCTAATTATACTTGTAGAAATTTTGAGAGGAGTGATACAAATGAAAACAGCAGATGAGATGATGAAAGAATTAGGGTATGAAAAGCATAGTTCAAAATCAAATGAAAGATTTGATTTATATTCTCCAGATAATGAACGTTTGATAAGAATAGTATTTAATCTTAGAACTAAAAGAATTGCAATACATTGTGACAATGATGCATTAGATATGCAAGAACTACAAGCAATAAATAAGAAATGTCAAGAATTGGGGTGGCTAGATTGAAAATAATAAAACACGGAAGTAAATATTCCGAAAATAAAATAGCAATTTGTCCGTTATGTGGTTGTGAATTTGAATATGACAACAACGATACTGAAATAGACAAAACATTTTGCTTTACATCATTTCCACCTACATATAAAACTTATGTTAAATGTCCTGAATGTGGAGCAAAAATATTTTTAAGTATAATGATTGATAATTAGGAGGTAATTTAGATGAATGAAAATGATGAAATAGAAGAACTGGATGATGAATATGCAGAAGTAGAGCCAGATGTACACTTTGATTTAAGCTGGATTTGTAAAGAATGTGGAAATACAAATGTAGAATATAATATACCAGTCGCAGAAAATATTATATGTACTTGTGAAAAGTGCAATAAACAATATGAATATTGTTATGAACCATATTAGGAGGTGTTTTAAGTGAAAGAAAATAGTATAGAACCTCAATTTACAGAAGAACAAATTGAGTATGTAAAAAAAATTCTTAAAGAAGAAGTATCGAAACTAATAGTGGATATGCAAAATAATTACATACCAAAAATATTAGTTGAACGAATGCTAAAAGTTACAAAAGAGCAAAAATTAAAATGTGATACAAGGGTTAAAGAACCATTTATAGATGGAGCTATTTTTGCTCTTGAAAAAATACTAGAGGAGATTGATAAATGATTAAAAATAGTATAGAAGAAGATATAAAAATAGTAGAAGAATTTAAAACAAATGGGTATAATATATTACTAATGAAATATGGAGATAGGATTAAAACAAATTTTAAATTAGAAAAAGCAATAGAGCATATTTTATCAGATTATAAAAGAGTATTAAAAGAGAACGAACAGCTACGAACAGAAGTGAACAGCTTAAAGAAAGAGAATGAAGAATTAAATGAAAAAATATTAGACAATGCAGGAATATATCAACTAGGATTTAAAGACGGAGAAGAAAGCTATATTAAAAAAGTAAAAGACAAAATTAGAAGAAATGAAGAAATTATAGATATTAGTAATGACGGAGACTTAATTCATGAATTATATCAAAAAAATAAAGTTTATGAAGAATTATTAGAAAGCGAGGAATAAATGAACGAGGAAGAAAAGAAAGCGATTGAATATTTGAAAACAAGGTTATATGGAAATGAAGGCTGTAAATATATAGATGTAGCTCAAGAAGATTTAAGAATTTTTATAAACTTAGTTGATAGAAAAGAAAAAGACATAGAAGGCTGGAAAAAATACTGTGAAGAAATACAAGAAGAACAAACAGAAATGAGCAATAAAAACTGCAAATTAGAGTTTGATGTAGAAAAACTACAAAAAGAGAATGAAAAGGCATTAGCTGAATATATGGAATGGCAAAAACAAGAACTGGAGCAAAAAGATAAAATAATAGATTTAATGGCAGAAGATATAGATGGCTTCCAGATGGAATGTAATAGATATTTTAAAGATAAAGAAGAAGTAAAACAATATTTTATAAATAAAGCGAAAGAAATCAGATAATTTGGAGGTACACGTAATGGATAAAATAGAAATGGTTATGATAAATGGAGATACAATAGTAAAAAAGCAGTTTGAGATATTAGATAAAGATGGAGTTATAAGTTTTGAGTTAGGCAAGTTAACATTAGCAGTCAGAAAAGAAGATCTAAAAAAATATTTGTAGGAGGTACAGAAGATGTCATATATTAAAGAAGATATTGAAAATATGTTAATAGAGCATCCTAAAAATGAAGCAAAATTAACAGAAGTAAAATTAAAATTAGAACAATATAATAAAAGATTAGACTATGCAGGAACTGTATATGAAGATACACCAGAAGAGATAATAGAAGCTATGCAATTATCAGGAAATGACTATGATACATTTCATAGCAATACAAATAAAGTATCAGATAAAGTTGCCAACACAGCAATGAATTATCACAAAGAAGAATACCATATAAACAAAGAAGATAGAGCTTTTTTAGAAAGAAAAGTAAGGGAATATCAAGATATTAAACTAGAACTAGATCAAAAAATAGTACGAGTCGAAAATATGCTAAATCAATTATCAGAAGACGAAGAATTTGTTATTAGAAAATACTATATGAAAAAATCAAAATGGAATTATGTAGAGAAAGCATATTTTGATAACTTTGAAATACATAAATCAATAAAGCAATTACAAGTATACAGAGATAGTGCACTAGATAGCATGTTAGAAGTAATAAATGTGGGAGAAGGATGAGAACTTCGCAAAAACTTCGCTAAAATTTCGCAAAAACTTCCTTTTAATTTCGCTTTTGAGGTGCTATAATTATAATTGTAAAAGAAGGAGTTAGAAAAATCTAGCTCCTTTATTATATGGAGAGAATGTTAATACTATTAGATGCCGAAACTTTTTTAGTATAGTCAAAAAAATAAAGAATAATTCAATTTGTCGAATTTTGTAGAAATATGTATATCAAAATAAGTTGAAAAATGCATATTTTTAATGTATTCTTATTAAGGGGCGATTATATGTCAAAAAAAAGAGGCATAAATGTAGATTATTATGAAGTATGGTCATATTGTAAAGCAAAGGAAAAGGATGGATATAAAGAAGAAAAGTGCGATATATCTCCAATATTATTGCATCTTCAAAATGCAGATATAAATGATAGAACATTTGAATATAACGAAGAAAAGGTTAGAGTACAAGAAATACAGTATCATAAAGATGAGGCTATATGGGAAATACAATTATTAAGAGCTAGAAAGTATGTGATGCCAGGGATAGTAGACGATGACTCGGGGGAGTATGTTATTGTTACTCTAGATGGAAATAAATATTATGCAGAATCGGTAACTCTATTGTATGATGAAAAAAGATTTATACTTGCAATGCAAATTAATCATAATTACATTACAAGACCATTACTAGAAAAAATATTTGAAAAATTTCAAAAGAATTTAAGCAATGTAATATCATTAAGACCAATTATAATAAAAGATAGTAAAAACAAAATTAAAAATGCTAAATTTTGTACTAGACTAAGTGTTACACTAAGACCAGAATCGACAGAAGAGAAAGATAAAGATGATACATTATTCAAGATGCTGTTTGGGGCTGCTAAAAGATTTAAAGGAACGCAATGTAAAATCGAAATAGGGTTTGGAAGAAAATTAAAAAAGAAAAATACTCTGAATATTGAGGAAATAAAAGAAGTAATAGACGGAGTGGAAAAAGTTCCTGGCGTAGAAGATTTGGAAATAGATTATAGGAGTGAAGAAGGAGCACTACTAGATAAAGTGAGTCTTATAAAGGAAAGAGTGCATGATATAATCGTAGTTGATGTAGATAAAAATAAACCAATTATACATAAGGATATTTTTGAAAAAATAAAACAAAAATATTTGGATAGAATAAAAAATAATATGATATAATAAAATCTAATAAGGAGAAATTATGGACAAAAAAGAATGGAAGATATTTTTAGTACCTCTAATTATTAGTTTGGTATGCTTTTTTATGTTTAATAATATTTTAAAAAATGAGACAAAAATAAATAACTTTGATATGATAAGTAATAACTGCATTAATTTTATTAGCATATTAGTAGGTTTTTTAATTACAACTATCAGTATAGTAATAGGGTTTTTTGATAAAAAAATTATTAAAGTAATAGTAAAAGAAAAAAAAGAGAAGGTATTATTTTTGAATTGGTTTATGACAATATTTGCAGGAATCGCAAGTGTAATAGCACTACTTTATGTGTCAGGAATATATAATAATGATACTATGACTATATCAAAAACACCATTAAATATATTTATATGCTTAGCAATATTATTTCTGATTTATTTAATTTTTTCACTATTATATTTTTTTGGAATTGCAAATTCGGTAATGAAAGAGGAAATATCCGAAAATGGAGTAAATAAAATAGATAAGGATAACATAATAACACCTAAAAGTATAGATTAGATATACAAAAAAGAGAGCCGTAATAGGCTCTTTTATTTATGCAAAAATGGAGAGATGGCAGAGTGGATTAATGTACTAGTCTTGAAAATTAGCAAGGGTAAAACCTTCGTAGGTTCGAATCCTACTCTCTCCGCCAAATAAAAACACAAATGAGGTATTTTATGAGAGGTAGTATAATAGCGTCTTATATCGATGAGGAATACAAGTTAAGAAAAGCATATGCAAATAAAAAGAGACAGAAGTGCGTCGTTGATGGAGAAAAACAATGTGAGAAGTGTGTGTACTTTGAGATTTGTGCGGATATGGAGGGGAATAACGATGAAGTTTAAAATAAATAATACAGAGTGGACCATAGAAGAAGTAGACGAGGCTACAATTAATAATGAGATGAAGTGTGATGGTACTTTAGGAGTAACAATATATAGAACTCAAACAATAATGCTACTAAAAGACCAAGCTAATATAATAAAGACATTGAAACATGAATTAACTCATGTGTGGTTATATGAATATGGACACAACCAAAACGAGGATAAAACATTCAGCTATGAAGATGTATGCGAAGTAGTTGCAAGTATTAATGATTTTATAAATGAAATAGTAAAACAATATAAAGAGCAAAATGGTGTAGAAATAGAACAGACAATAACTAACCTATATATAAAATAAATACTTTTCAATTTTATAGTGAAAAGAACTGTAAGTATTGTACTAAATATCAAATTCTAAAAAGAGAAAAAGTAGAAATATACAATGAAGAAACAGACGAGTTTGAATTGCAAGATAGATATAAACAAAAAGAAGAGTATTTTAGCAAAATAGATGTAATGAAATATCTAATAGAGGAAAGCAGAAAAGGAAGTGAGGCAATTGGAAGATGAAAAAAACTATAACAAATTAACAGAAAAACAAAAAAGATTTATAGATTATTATATAGAAACAGCAAATGCAACAGAAAGTGCAAAGAGAGCAGGCTATAGTTCTAAAACAGCAAAGAACATAGGAGCAGAAAACTTAACAAAACTTAACTATTTCATTCAAGAAAGATTACAGCAGTTAGAAGATAATAGAATTGCCTCACAAGAAGAAGTATTACAATATCTAACAAAAGTAATGCGTGGAGAAGAAAAAGACCAATTTGGATTAGATGCTTCATTACAAGATAGGACTAAGTGTGCAGAATTGCTTGGTAAAAGATATGGAACATTTAAAGAAAAAGTAGATGTAACTGGTAATATACCAGTGGTGATACAAGATGACATTACAGAGTAAAATAATAAATAGAGACACACAAAAACAAGTAAATACATTATCGTTGCAAAGCATAGTTGGAAAGGGTTATGCAGAGTATTGGCATTGCAAATGTAGATATAGAGTATGCAAAGGTTCAAGAGCAAGTAAAAAATCAAAAACAACAGCATTGTGGATAATATGTAATATGATGAAATATAAAGAAGCAAACACGCTTGTAATTAGAAAAACATTTAGAACATTAAAAGATAGTTGCTTTACAGAATTAAAATGGGCAATACACAGATTGCAAGTAGATAACTTCTGGGAAATAAAAGAAAGTCCACTAGAAATGACATATAAACCTACAGGACAGAAAATATACTTTAGAGGCTTAGATGATCCATTAAAAGTAACATCAATATCAGTAGATATTGGTGTTTTATGCTGGTTATGGATAGAAGAAGCATACGAAATAACGAAAGAATCTGATTTTGATGTAATAGATGAAAGTATAAGACGGAGAAGTTCCAGAGGGATTATTCAAACAAATAACAATAACATTAAATCCTTGGAATGAACATCATTGGATTAAGAAAAGATTTTTTGATGTTAAAGATGAAGATATATTAGCAATGACAACAAATTACCTTTGTAATGAGTGGCTAGATGAAGCAGATAAAAAAGTCTTTGAAAGAATGAAGAAAAATAATCCTAGAAGATATCAAGTTGCAGGATTAGGTAACTGGGGTATAGTTGATGGATTGGTTTATGAAAATTGGAAAGAAGAAAAATTCGAATTAAATACAATAAGAAACTTAGATAGTGCTTTTGGGTTAGACTTTGGTTATACAAATGACCCAACAGCACTATTTTGTGGTGCAATAGATTTAAAAAACAAAAAGATTTATGTATATGATGAAATATATCAAAAAGGAATGAGTAACAAAGCAATCTATGATGAGATAAACAAAATGGGTTACTCAAAAGAAAAGATAACGGCAGATAGTGCAGAACCAAAGTCAATAGATGAACTAAGGGGATTAGGATTAAGGCATATCACTGGAGCACTAAAAGGGAAAGATAGCATAAACAATGGCATTCAATTTATACAAGACTTTGAAATAATAATACATCCTAGATGTGTAAATTTCATAACAGAAATAAGCAATTACACTTGGGATGAGGACAAGTTTGGAAACAAAATAAATAGACCAATAGATGATTTTAACCATTTGATGGACGCAATGAGATATGCAGTAGAAAAATACATAAATCAAAAGAAATTACAATTTGGTTATATAAAACCAATATAGGAGGAAAACAATGATACAATGGAATCCAGAAATATTAGAAAATGAAACTAGTGTAGCACAAATACTAATGTTAGCTGATAAAGAATGGAATGCAAGAAAACAACTATATGAAAGAATAAGAAGAAAGACGGATAATTCAGAGTTAGTAAGCATAAATGATGAAAAAATAAAAGTGGCATTTGAAAATTATATAAACTCAATGGTAACAGGCTATTTTGCAGGAAAAGCACCAGTATATGATGTCGAAAAAATATCAGATCCAACAAAATTAAATATAATCAAGAAATTGCTTAATAAAGTCTTTAATACAGATGCAAACAAGGATGAAGAACTAAAAGTATTAATAGATTATATAAGTAAATACAATGATGATTCAACAGAATTTTTTGATTTGGCATTTGAATATTTTGGAATGAGAGGATGCTATGAAGTACTATACGAAAATGAAGAAAACGAAATAGTATATACAAAACAAAGTGCTTTAAACACTATAGGAATATTTGATTATTCAACACCAGTAAAACAGATAGGACAATTAAGAAAATGGACAGAAAAAGACAAAAACAATGCAGACATAACAATTGTAGAATTAACTACAATAAATGGTAAAAAATACTATTCGCCAACTCCTACTGATTATAAAAAATTACAAGAAGATAAAGAAAGATTTGAAGAAGGCAAATGGAACATGCTTCCTTGCATAGCAATAGAAAATGAAATGGGACTATCAAGCTTTGAATTGGTAGTCTCTTTAATTTGTGCTTATGAAAGAGTAATACAAAATAGTAGAAATACATTTCAATATAATGATGATGCTAAATTAAAAATAACAGGTTATGAACCAGATATACCATTGCTTATAGAAAAGAAAGATAAACAACGGAGAAGTAGAAAAAGACAAAAATGGAAATCCAATGATGATTGAGAACCCAGAAAGAAAACAAAACGATGAAACAATGCTTAAAATGAAAGTATTTTATACACCAGACAATTCAGGTGATATAGCATGGGTTGAAAAAAGTGTACAAGATACAGCATTAGAAAATCATAAAAAAACATTAATAGATTTAATAGCGATGATAAGTGGAGTACCTAACATAACAGATTTAGGATTTACAAATGCAGATAATGCAAGTGCATTAGACAGAAAGTTCTTTGCATTAGAACAAATGATAACAGATGCTGATAAACACTTTAAACAAGCAATATTAAGAAGATGGGAAACAATTATAGACAGAATAAATAAAAGAAAACACAAATCCTATGATTTTAGAAGCATAAAAATAGACTTACAAAGGAATCTACCAACAGATAAGGATACAGAAACAGCAAGAGCTTTGAAATTAAGAGGATTGTTAAGTGATGCAAGTATAATTGATATGTTACCAGACGACTTAGATAGCAATTCAGAATTAGAAAAAGTAGACAAACAAAATCAAGAAAATGTTCAAAAAAATCTAGAAAATATGGCTAAAATAGGACAAGATACAACAGAGATTGAAGTCAATAATAAAATGGACAATAGTAAATCGAAACAAGATAATGAAAAACAAAATATTTTGATGAGAAAGGAAGAAAAAGAAAATGATGATAGAACCATACAATCCCAAAATTCTTAAAGGATTAAAAGTAGAATATGAAAATAAAATATATGACAAAATTATTTATTTAACTATTTCTGATAATGAAATACATTTTGAAAATAGAGAGAATAATTCAATAACTAATAATATTGCATGCAAATTAAGTGAAGTAAAAATAACATTAGAATAGAGGTGTTTTATATGTGGAAGCAACATGATAATTATATGAGACAATTAAAACAGTTATACAATAAAACATCCAAACAAACCCAGAACAGATTACAAGAACTCTTTGATACATTTGATTTTACATCAGAGAATATTTACAATATAGCAGACAATAAGACTAAAAAAAGAATAAATACATATATAGAACAATGGAAAGAACAAGGACTATTAAAGAATAATAACTATTTTACTGTATTAGCAAATAATATTTATAAACGAACAAGAGTGAAAAATAGTGAAATACTTGAATTGCTTATTTATAGTGCATATATAGAAGAACAAAGCAAACTTGAAGAACCAGAAAAACAAATAATGTATAAAGACACAAATTATTACTATAAACAAGGACAAAAAGAAGTAAATAAAAAGAAAAAGCCATCAATATTAACGATGGCTTTATTTCTTGCATTATTAGACCAACCAAATTATAGTGGCTTTAATTGGAAACAGTATATTGAAGCAACAATACAATATAATGCACAACAAATATATAAACAAGCAATTTTAAATATGCAACAACAAAAAGGCCTAGAAATCGATTCTAATGAGTTTCAAATAATAATAAATAGACAAAACAACCAAAAACTTAATATAAATAATGATAAGATATCAGGTGCAGCAGATTTGCAAATGATTGGATTAAATAATCTAGCAAAGGTAGAAGGAATAAAAGAAGTAACGGAAGATAATTCAAAAGTTAGATTTATTGCAGTAGAAGATGATAAAACAACATTAATGTGTAATAGTTTAAATAATCAAGAGTTTTATATTAACAAAGAAAATGTATTTGATAGATATTATGGAGAAAATCAGAAAGAACTGAAATTACAAAAGATTAGGTGCAAAGGATTAGTATTAGGATTAAATTTACCACCTATTCAACATCACTTTCATTTTTGCCGTTCAACTATTGTATATAATAGTAATTATAAGAGCAAAGACTTTAAAAATGGAAATGTTTTGGGAGAAGAACAATACAAATCATTAAAACAGTATCTAAAAAGTATGTCTTATAAAATTAACTCAAAATTATATAATAATGAAAAATTATCAGAAGAAGATAGGGAATATATACAAAATTTAGATAATGCATTAAAAGGAATGCCAATATATAAAGGTTGGGTTAAAAGATGTGTTTATGTAAAAGATAGCGAAGATGTCTCAAATATATTGTCTATATTCAATAATGAACAAAAAATAGGACACTGGAATAGTTACATATCTTCAGCGCTAGGTGTATATGATATAAATTTTAAAATGATAATGAAAATAAAGTCTAAGACTGGAAGAAACCTATCTACATTGAATGATGAAGGTGGAGGAGAAATACTATTTATGAGAAATACAGATTTTCAACTAATTGACATAAAAAATAAAAATGGTATAATATATGTTAAATTGGAGGAATTATAGTATGGAAAAGCAAGATAGAAAAATAGAATTAACTAAACAAGAAAAAGTAAGTAGTTTAGAAGCAAAATTTTGGAACGATAAACAAGAAATAGATAAAAATACACCACTTATGAAGAAAATTGAAAAAATATGTAAAGATATAGATTTTAATAATTAAAGACAGCACTTACTAAGAAGTAGGTGCTTTTATTATGGAAAGGAGGAGGAAATATGTAAGAATTAAAACCAACCAGTAAAGAAAATGCAAAAAAATCTATTATAGCAATAGGACAAGAACTTATAAAAAGAGCAGATGATATAACAAATGACTTGAAATTTGTTACTAATATTGAAATTAAAGCGAACTTGACACCGTATGAAATAACTAATTTTGATATAAACAAAAAATATATGGCAATGTATGAAGAAGAGGAGGATAAATAATATGTGGTTATTAGTCTTAATATTAAGTATTAAATTACAAATGCCAACTTGGTATTGGATTATATTTACTATAATTACAATATTTAGACCAATTATTTGGGTGTTTAAATATAATTTTGCTGATGAATACATGAAAACAAAGAACAAAAATAAATAAGTTATTAACATTTTATAATTATAAATTTTTAGACGTAGACGTACGTCTATTTTTTATGCCTTTTTACTGATTGCAGGCTATAAAGAACAACAGAATACAAATTCGCAATAGCTGGGGCTTAGGCAATGGCTGGGGCAAAAGGAGTAGGAAATGGAAGGACAAGATAACAATCCAAACAATGCTAATACTGGGGCAAATAATGAACCAGCGGGAGCAAATAACCAAGATACAGGAACAAATAATAACCCTGTAACATTTGATGATTTCTTGAAAGATAGAAAAAATCAAGCAGAATTTGACAGAAGAGTTCAACAGGCTATTCAAACAGCACAAGATAATTGGAAAACAATAAATGACGCTGAAAAATCAGAAGCTGAAAGATTAGCAAAGATGAACGAAACTCAAAAATTGCAATATCAATTGCAAAAGCAACAAAAAGATTGTGAAGCAATGCAAAGAAAGTTAAATGCTAGAGACTTAAAAGATGAAGCTCTAAAAATAGCAACAACACAAGACACAGCATTTGATCCAGAATTTCTAAATCTTTTTGATTATGAAAATATGACAGCAGAGCAACTACAAGAAAAAACAAAGCTTATAAAATCAATTCAAGACAGAATTGTAGAAAAAGCTGTAAATGAGTGGTCAAAAGAAAAACCACCATACAATCCAGACCCATCTGGTAATAAGTCAAATGCTGATGAAGCTATAAGAAAGGCAATGGGATTAAAATAAGAAAGGAAGAATGAAAAATGAATAATATTGAATTATCAACAATTTATTTACCTAAATTAGATGAGGTATATAAAAACGAAGCAAAAACATCTATATTAGATGGAGACGAAACAACAGTACAAAAAGGATTAAATGGAGAAATTAAAGTGGCTAAACTTGATATGGACGGTTTAGGAGATTTCTCAAGAAATGATGGATACACAAAAGGTTCAACAAAATTTGTATGGGAAACAGTAAAATACGACAAAGAAAGAAGCCAAGACTTAAGAATTGATAGACTAGACAACCAAGAAGCATTAGGATTACCTTTTGCAAGATTATCTGGAGAATTTGTAAGAACAAAAGTAGTTCCAGAGACTGATGCTGCAAGAATTGCAAAAATAGCAGGAGTAGCAGGAATTTCGCTAAAGAAAGAAACTATTTCTGACGGTGCAGGAGTGGTAAGTGCATTAAGAGTATGTACAAACAAAATGGATGAAGATGAAGTTTCAACAGAAAATAGAATCTTATTCATAACACCAACATTAAAAGGAATGATTGATGATTTAGACACAACTAAATCTAAAAAAGTATTAGAGAGATTTTCAACAGTAATTGAAGTTCCACAAACAAGAATGTATACAGCAGTAACATTGAATGACGGAAAAGAAAATTATGGATATCAAAAAGCAAAAGACACATACATTAAGTCAAAAGATACAGCTGTAGTATCAGGAAAGGTATATTATACAGAAAGTTCTGGAACATATTCAAAAGTAACTTCTCCATCAGGAAATCCTTCAACATCAGATTACTATGAATTAGTAGAAGGTGGAAAAGATATAAACTTCTTATGTGTTGAAAAATCTGCTGTAGTAACAGCTATGGATCAATACATAAAATATTTTACACCAGATGAAGACCAAAGCGGAGATGACAACGTATTTAAATATAGAAATAACAATTTATATGGACATGTATACGAAAACAAATTAGCTGGTGTATACTGCTCATACGAAGGATAGGAGGTAGTAAAATGTCAACATTTATAGGATTAAAAATAAATAAAGAGGTAAAGGAAACTAAAAAAGAGCTAACAGTAGAAGAAATAAAGGCAATTTTAACTGAAAAGGGAATTGATTTTGAAGAAAATGCTAAAAAGAAAGATTTACTAGCTCTTTTACCACAACAATAATCAAGGAGGCAATAGAAATGGCAGAAACCAGTAATATAGAAAAAATAATAGCTGACTTAGGAGCTAATTACAGAAATGACAAAGAAGTTCTAAGTGAAATATTAGAGGAAGTAAGCTCTATTGCCTCTGACATTTCTAATAGACAAAAAGATGATAAAAAACTATTTCCATATATTAAGAAAGCTACAAAATCAATCTATCTTTCAAGAGGTGCAGAAGGACTAACAAGTCGAAGCGAGGGTTCTATTTCAACATCATTCGAAGATATTATAGATAAGTTAAGAAATAACATTATAAAATCGGGATTAAGGAGGGTTAAGTAATGTTATTACGAGATTTAACCAAAGTATATATATCAGGATATGAAGAAATAGAAGACCACGGCGAACCCAATAAGAAATGGAAATATAAAAGCATAGCTTGGCTAAATATGCAACAAGATGTAAATGAACTAGATAAAAAATCCACAGGAGAAGTAGATTATAGTATTTATAAAGGTAGAAGTACGAGAGATTATGAAATACAAAAAGGTGACGGAGTATCATTTAAAGATGTCTCAAAATTAGAGGAGTTTATTCCTGAGTATAGAGTATTGGATAAAAATAAAATAGGAAATACCTATGTATATAGAATGGAGAAAATGCAAAAATGATAAGTTGCGAAATTAAAGTTAAACATAATTTCAAAAACATAAATGCTGTAATTCAAAAATTACCACAGACGATAAGTAATAGTGTAGAAGAAATCCTAAAAAACATTAGAGGATACGCTATAAAATTAGAAAAACGGTCATAACGAAGAAGGAATATTAGTCGAAATGATTGATATGTCAACCAAAGAAGTGAAAGGAAGGGTTTTTGCTGACCCTTCTAAATTTATGGCAAATGGAGTATCCTATTTGTTTTTTGAATACTTTGGCACAGGCTCTAATGCTGAAATGGAACACGTAGGAAAGTCACAACATTTTATTGAAAGTGGATTTACTGAGTGGTTCATTCCAGTAAATAAAGTGGATAGAGCATTACCGTATCCAGTTATAAATATAAAAGGAATGGACTTTTACATAGCTCATGGAACTAAAGCAAATCATTTTATAGGAGATGCAAGTTTCAAAAGTAGAGATGAAAATGTAGAAATAGTTAAGAAGAAGTTAGACGATATGATAAAGGAGTGTTGCAAATGAAAGATTTAAGTATAAAGGACTTTAGCGATTTAGTATATGAAAAGCTAGAACCATTAAAGTATAAACAAATATTAACAAATCCAACAACTACAAGCAAATTTCCTTGTTTAGAATTGCATACACCTTTGAAATCAGTAAATCTAACAGAAAACGCATTTCCTATTCGTTCTACATTTCAAATATCAATCACTTGTTGGAATGAAAAACAAAGACAAGCAATGCAAATGACAGATGAAGTCGATACGAAACTTCAAGAATATAATTTTATAAGGACAAATACCAGTCCTGCAGTATATGACCAGATACTGCAAAAATACGGTATAACAATAACTTTTGAAGTTCGTTATAATTCTATAACGAACTCTTTTAATTTAAGATAGGAGGAATTAAAAATGGGAGATGAAGTAACACCAAAAACAACAACACCACAAGTTGCTATGAAAGCAAAGGTGTCTTATGCAACAACACTAACAGGACAAAGAACAGATATAGGTTATGTACAAAAAGTGGGACAATTAAAAACTTTAAAAGAGGGACAAACATATAGTGCATTAGATTTAGAAGAAGAAAGAATGGCTAAAGGAAAAAGAAAAGCAGAAACTGTTGATATAGAAATGATGTTTATACAAGAAACACATAAAGCTATACAAGCAATAGCTGATGCAGATACAACAATATTCTTATTCTTAGAATATCCAGAGACAACAGCATCAGTTGCCAATAAACCATTAGTTCAATCAGTAAAATGCACCGTAGATATAGCGGGGCAAGAGATGAACGATGGGGACTTTATAAAGGATACTATGAGAGTATATAAAGAATCAAAAGTAGTAGAAACAGATGGATATCCTGTAGAGGGAGATTCAACAAAATTTTAATAAGAGAAGACTGAAAAGTCTTCTCTCTTTTGCAAAGGAGAGAAAATAAATGATTATAGAAACAAAAAATAGAAATATTAATTTAGTACTAAAAACAAGAAAAATAATAGAAATAGCTAATCTGTTAAAAAATAAGAATTTTGAAGAAGTATTTAAAAAAGCCTATTTTATATTAGATATGGAAGCATTATCTAAAATAATATTTAAACTAGCAGAAAATGATGAAGGTAAGAGTGCATTTGCATCATCGGATGAAGTATATGACTTTATAGATGAATGTAGAATAGAAGGAATAAGTGTAAGCGATTTATACGGAAAGATAGCAGAGGCATTGAATGAAGAGGGTTTTTTCAAGAAAAGGATGACAAAGAAAGAATTAAAAGAAATGATGTCAAATCCTTTATCAGAAACAGATATGAACGAATTAGTTCAGAAATCAGCAGAGAAAGTTATAAACAAAATAACAGAAGAACAAATTCTTTCGATGGTATAGATGAAATAATAAAAGCAATAAAAGAATCAAAAAACATTGTAGACTTAATATACTCTATGGAGCCATTGGCGTATTATTTCGATATGAAACCATATGAGTTCTGGAATAGTAGATATTCAGAAATAAATATATACTGTCAAACACACCTAACTAAGCAAATAGATGAATTAAGAAAAGAAATCAATTTGCAAGAAGCGGTTACAAATAAACTTATTGCAGGTGATTGTATGAATCAAAATGCAAAAATAGTACTTATTAGAGATAGTTATAAGGAGCTTTTTAAAGAAAAAGATGAAGTTCAAACTTTAGAAGAACAAAGAAGATTATTTAAAGGATAATTTCGACAAAATATGTCGAAAAATGTCGATAAAAAGTATAATTTAACCTATTGATTTATGATATTATTTATAGTATACTCTTTTTATATTAAATAAAAGGAGGAAATATTATGGGAATAGCTTCACTAATACTAGGAATTATAGCTTTTTTAGTTTCATTCAGTATTTTTAAAGATGTATCATTAATTTTAGCAGTGTTAGCAATTGTACTTGGAATCATAGCTTTAGCTAAGAAAAAGAATAAGAAAATGAGCATTGCAGGAACTGTTTTAGCAATAATAAGCTTTGTGGTTTTATTTTCAGGAGGAAATAACAATGTTACTACAACCACATCATCTGGAAATGATGTAAAAAAATGCAATATAGGAGATACGATAACAGTAAAAAACGGAACAGAAGAATACGCCTTACAAATAACAGAAATAAAAGAAACTAAAGATAGAAATGAGTTTGCTGATGAAAAACCTAAACAAGTATTTTTAATCAATTATACCTATGTTTGCGATAAAACAGAAGATGGACTATATGTAAGTGATATGAATTTCAAGGTAATAGATGAACAGGGCGAAATTGGATATACATATCCTATAGATACAAAAAATCCACAAAGCATAACTGCAGGAACTACTTGTAAAGCACAAATGGCTTTTGGAGTAAATAACACAAGTAAAAAAATAAAATTACAATTCTTCGACAATATGTTTAATGGAAATCCAACAGCTGTGTATGAAATAGAATTATAAAAAAATATTAGATACAAAAAGCTCCTATTTATGTAGGTGCTTTTTTATTGTGCTCAAAAAGAAAGAAGGTGAAAAAATGACTATTGAAGAAATTGAAATTATAGTAACTGCAAAAGTAGAAGAAGCCTTGCAAAAATTTAAAGAAATAGCACCAACAATTCAAAAATCAGTTAAACAAGCACAAAAAGCCTTCTCTAAAGTAGATACTAAAGTAATGACGAATAAATTACATCAAGCAGTAAACTTTATGAAGAAAAAAATGCAAGACTTAAAAAAGAGTTCTAGAAATAATGAACTATCAATAAAAGTAAATAATCAAGACGCAAAAAAACAAATAACACAAATAGAAAAAGAAATAGATAGTCTACAAAAGAAAATAACTGGGCGACAAATGAAATTAAACGTAATAAATCCTCAGATTGATAAAATTGTGGATGATACAAGAAATAGTGTAGTACCAGATGGAATATCAAAAAGTGACAAATCAATGGATAAAGTAATAAATAATTCATTATCATCAAATAAAGGTTTTACGTCATTAAATAGTCAAGCACAAAAGTTGTATACAGAAATAGAAATGTATAATAAACAACTTAGCGAAGCGAAAAACAAAATGGCACAATTAGAACAAGAAATAAATCAGACAGCAACTACTCAAAATAAATTGGGTAGTTTTTTTAGTGTGTTTAAACAGAAGACGGAACAAGTAAAAAATAATATGTCAAATATGAAGAATAGTTTTAAAAGCTTACCAAAGGTTACTCAAAATATTTATAATAACATAAAAGGAATGGGAGCAGGATTAAAGAGTGGCCTAGGAAATGTTTTAAAATATGCCACAGCTTTATTTAGTCTAAGAAGTATCTATTCAGCATTGAGTGGTAGTGCAAATTCTTGGCTGTCTAGCCAAAATTCACAGGCTAAACAGTTAAGTGCAAATATAGAGTATATGAAATATGCTATGGGCAGTGTATTTGCACCAGTAATAGAATATGTAACTAATCTGGTTTATAGCTTGATGAAGGCAGTTCAAAGTCTAGTGTATGCTTTTAGCGGGGTAAATATATTTGCAAAAGCCACAGCATCATCTATGAAAAGTGCATCAGGTAGTGCAAAACAAACAAGTAAATCATTGAGTAGTGTACATAGTGAAATAAACAATGTTTCAGATAACAAAAATGGTAATACTAGTGGAACACCTAATATAGATTTATCAAAAGTAGATAAAACACCAAACAAAATAATAGATGCTATTAAGAATGGTAATTGGAATGAAATTGGAAAGATGTTAGGCGAAAAATTAAACAATGCTATGTCTAAAATTCCTTGGGATAAAATACAGAGTACAGCTAAAAATATAGCTTCTGGGATAGCACAAACATTAAATGGTTTTATAGGAACAGCAGACTGGAATCAAGTTGGTAATACGTTTGCACAAGGATTAAATACAGCTATATATTTTGCTTATACTTTTGTAACAACATTTGACTGGAAACAATTTGGGCAAAGCATAGTAGATGGAATAAATGGATTTTTAGATAATTTTGATTGGCAAACCTGTGGCAAAACAATAGGAGATTTCACAAAAGGTTTGTTAGATGTAATAGTTGTTTTTATTGAACAATACGATTTTCAAAAATTTCCAAACAAAATTGCGGAGTGTTTAGGCAACATTGATTGGTCTGGAGTTGCTAAAAGGATTTTTGAAATATTAGGAGCAGCAATAATAAAAGTATCTGTTATAGGAGCAATAATAAATGTAGGTACAGTTATTTCAAATATATGTAACTCAGCTGTGGAATATTTTAGAGGCAAAATAGAAGAGTGTGGTGGAAATGTAATACTAGGAATATTAAAAGGAATAGGAGATGCTATTGCTGGAATAGGACAATGGATATATGACAACGTATTCAAGCCATTTATAGATGGATTCAAAAATGCATTTGGAATACATTCACCATCAACTGTGATGGAAGAACAAGGACGCTTTATTATAGAAGGTTTAAAAAATGGATTATTAGGAATATGGGACAAAGTAAAACAGCCATTTATTGATTTAAAAAATAATATAACTAATAGGTTCACGGAAATAAAAAATAGTGTGTCAAATTGGGCAAACAATACTAAAGAAACCGTAAAAAACTGGGGAAACAATGTAAAAACAAAAGTTAGTGAATGCTGGATAAATGCTTCAAATACAGTAAGAGAAAAAGTAACTACTTTAAGAAATAATATTTCAACAGGACTTAATAATGCTAAAACAACGGTAGTAAATTGGGGAAGCAATGTAAAAAATACATTTACCAACTTAGGAAGAAATGCATCTACATGGGGAAAAGATTTGGCTACAAATATGGCAACAGGAATAAAAAACAATATTCATAAAGTAACAAATGCAGTTACATCAGTTGCAAACAAAATAAAAAGTTTTTTACACTTCACAGAACCAGACGAAGGACCTTTGAGTAATTTCCATACATATATGCCAGACATGATCGATTTAATGGTTAGTGGAATAAAGTCAAATACTAATAAGATAAAGAATGAAATGGAGAATTTAGCAGGAACAATGTTATACACGATAAACACAGAAGCGGTAACTGGTATTCCTTCAACAAGCCCAACAATAAAACCGATAAATGTTGAGGCTAATAATATGTTGGATGCTTTAAGTAATGTTATGGCTTATAAAGAAAATGAAAATGATAAACCAATTTATTTAACAGTAAATGTAGGAAATGCAAAACTAGGACAAATATTATTGGACAATTTAAGAGACATGAAAAGACAATCAGGGAAAGATATAGAAGCATTAGTAGGAGGATAAAATTATGTTATGGAGAGAACATGGAAAAACAGAAAATTTACCGACACCAAGTACATATTCAGTAGACATAGAAGACACAGATAAAGACAGTTATTCTAGTGTTGTTGATGGTTCGTTAATAGATAATCCAATAGCTGTAGGAATGTTAAAACTTTCTATGTCATGGGATTTTAATACAGAAGAAGAAGCAGAAGAATTATGTCAAAAAACATTTAAGAATCCATTTGTATTGGATATAAAAATTCCAGTTGTAAAAGGTGGATTTTTAGAAGGCGCACAGTTTAGAGTTTCAAAGAGACATATTGACATGATAAAAACAGAAAAAGGGACAGCAACAGAAAAAACAAAATGGAAAACATCATTTAATTTAATGCAAAAAGAATTAACACAAGCGCAAAAAACAGCAGTAGAGGGGGCAAATAGTTAATGTATGATACAAGTGATAACTATAAGTCTAAAATATACAATGTAACTCATTTATTAAAAGTATATATAAATGATGAAGAAATAAATCCTAAATATGTATTAGACTGTAAGCCTTCGAAAAAAGCTTTTTCGAGTGATAAATTTGTTCTTGGTTGTGTGGAAGCACAAAGCATAGAATTAAAATTATATAAATCAGTAATACCTGCAACTATAAACAAAGTAGAAATCAAGAGTGGAATAACAGGCGAAATAATACCTGTTGGAATGTTTAATTTAGATGAAATAAGTAAAGATGATGATTATACAGTAACATTAAAGCTACGCGACAATATGATTAAATTTGAGTTTAATTATAACGGCAAAACATTGATAGACAATAATAATGGAAAAGCAAAAATAATACAAGTACTACAAGACTTATGTACAAAAGCAGGAGTAGAACTTCGGTTCTACTTCTTTTTTGAACATGAATAAAGAGATAGCAGTGTATGACAATACAGTATCAGCAAGAACTTATTTAAGTTACATAGCAGAACAAGCTGGTGGAATAGCAGTAATAGGTAGAGATGGAAAACTATATATAAAAACAATTGGAGAAAGTTCAGTTACACTTCCATTAAAGTTATTTAAGACTTTTAAATGGGGAGAAAAATTCAAAATAACACGTGTAAGGTATGATGATGGAATACAACTATTTGAAAAAGGAGACACAACAGGCAATACAGTTTATATTAGTCAAGACAATATGTACATAGTTGATCAAGAGCAAATCGATAATATTTACAATGCCTTAAAAGACTTAGAATTTTATAGTTTTGAAGGCGAAAGCATAATAGATCCAGCGTTAGATACAGGAGATGTCATCGTTATAGATGGCAAAAATGTAATATATCAAGGTTCAATGCAATTTTCAGGGCGTTGGATTGCAAGTATTGAAAGCAAAATACAATGTAAATCAAAAGAAGAAACAACCACTAGAACACCATCACAGAAAATCATAAACAGAAGAGTTCAGTCAAGCATAAATCAAATAGATGGAAAAATAATTCAACTAGCAGAGCAAACTACTGAACACGAAACAAAACTAACTCAACAAGAGCAAGATATCAATGTAATAAAGCAAACTGTATCTAATACAGCAGAATATAAGAGAGAAACTGATGGAGTAAGTGAGATACATATTAAAGATGCAGGACAAGCTGATATATTAAGACTAGAGGTGCAAGGAAATAAGACTTATGAAGCAAACTTATTTCCTCGTAGTAATTTATATCCAAGAATAGGATTACAAGTTAACCAGAAAGGATAGTATTATGAAATATAAAATAGTAGTAGATAAACAAAGTAGAACTAATCCGTCTGCAGATAAAAAAGAGTACATAATAGACATTGAAGAGCTACGATTTAAAGGCAATATTTATGATAGTTTAGTTATAACGAAAGATGAAGATTATGTTCTACGTAGATTAAAACTAACAGAGTTTTATGTTTTAGAGGAATTAGAAGAACCTATAAAAGAACCTTTAGACAATATAAATATTGAGTTATTTGAAGGCGACAATTATATCTACTTAATCGATATGGTAGGAAACAAATTTTATGCAGAATACATTGTAAAAAATGATTTCACTGATATGTATATAACTGAATCAGAGTTTAAAACAGGAATAGAACAAACCGCCAGAAAAATTGAAATAATGGCAAGCGCTAAATTAGATAAAAATGAATTTGCAACATATTTGGAAATAAATTCAGAAGCAGTTAAAGTTGCTTGGAACAAAATTGCTGAATTTATACAAATGATGATTATAAATCAAAATGCAAGTTTAGCAATATTAGATGACAATAAAAAAGTATTGATGTCTTTAGATAAAACAGGACAGCACTTTTACGATAGTGAAACAGTATTTGCTAATATGGGTGTCCAAAAATTTGATGGAAATAAGTTTATAGCTTTTGCGGTTCCTGGAGACTATAATCAAAGTATTAAAGATGGAATGGCTTGGGGAATGATAACACAAAGTGATCAAAAGTTTTGGCCAATACTTTTTATTAAAGATTTTAAAATGGCTAGCAAAAATGCTGGAGACTTCAGTGGTCAATTAGTATTAACTGCATGTGATTTAGTTCTTTCTGGAGACACAAGTGGTATAATTTCTGGAAATGTTAAAATTGTTGGGGGAGTAAGTGGAGAGATAATTTTTATAGATAAAGAAACTGAAGATGTTCTATTGCAAATCATTCCAGAAAATTCATATGATAGCAATACACCAAAAATCAACATATTGAATGCTGTTGAATTTTTTAAAAATTCTGGTCGGAAGTTATTCTTTTAAAGTAGGCAAAGAAAACTATGTTTTACAGACTGATAACGGAGATTTTCATGTAGCTGGTGGAACTATATTTTTAGGAACTGCTAATAAAAAAGCAACTATATCAATGTACCCTTCTAGTATGGTACAAATTCATGGAGCCGATCTGAATGTTGATGGAAATATTTATGCAGATAATATTTCATCAGATAAAAAAATAAAGAAGAATATAAAAAATAGTAGTGCATGTGCTTTAGATATAATCAAAAAAATTAAACATAAAGAATTTGACAAAATAGATGATGGTAAACATTATAAAATAGGATATATAGCTCAGGATATGGAGAAAATAGATCCTAATTTTGTTATTAAGAGACCTGCAGACAAAGAAAGAAAAATAAAAGAAAGATATTATATTAATGAGTTGCCTATAATAGCAACATTATCTAAAGCAATTCAAGAGCAACAAGAACAAATTAATAAATTGCAAAGCAAAATTGAGAAACTGGAGGCTAGAAGATGAAAAAGAAGGTATTTCAAAATGGAACATTAAAAAGTAAAGCATACTTTATGAACGGTAATGTTAAGCAAGAAGTAGAAGAAGCGGTTTACGAAGGAACAACACCATTATCGGCAGAAAACTTAAATGGTATGCAAGATAACATTGAAGAAGAAATAAATTCACATATAGAGCACAAATACTTTTTACAGCTAACTGCAGATGTTGCAAAAGGTGGAACTATAACATTGCCTTGCTACTATAAAGTAGGAACACATTGCCTTGATGTGTATTATATGGGAGAACTACTAGTACTAAGTTCAGACGATGCAGGAACAGACGGTCATTATCGAGAGATAGGCGAAGCTAACACAGTAAGCAATCAGATTAAGACAACAATAGACTGGGGTTGTGATGTAGGCGAATATTTTGAATTTGTAGTAAGGGGGGAGTATAGTGCTTAACGCATATAAAATACTTAAAAATCTAGTAGAAAATAAGCTTGAGAATTATTTTGTAAAAACAAATGATAGTAAATTCGATGATGTAAGTCAAATAATTGGAGACGGTTATAAAGATGGTAAGGCATACTTAATAACTAATTCTCCTGTCAGTGATAACAATTATATTCAATCAGGTGCTACTCATAGTGTTATTGGAATGCAATATGGTAATAAATCTTATGGACAACAAATTTCATTTAGCATTGCGGGAGTAAAATTTCGAACTAAAAATAATAATGTTTGGGGGCAATGGCAATGTTTGACTCGAGATTCTGTATCTTTTCCGATACTACTCAATGGCTGGGAAGAATATAGTAGCAATGCTAATAAGATAGAAAAAAATAACAATATTGTTACTTTAATGTTAGCATTGAAATCAGGAACAGCTAAAACAGTGTGTCAATTGCCAGCAGGATTTAGACCTGAGAAATTTTCCTACTATCCAATTACAAATTTGACAAAAAGAGAAGCTAGTGTTTTCAGTATTTCAAAGGATGGATTTATTACTCTTGAAGGACCTGAAGTCGGAAATACTATTTTTGCAAATATATCATTTATAGCAGGAAATTAAAAATAAAACAAAAGAAAGGAGTTAGTATAATAAACATATAACATTATACGAGAAAAAAATATGAAAGATATAATTCAATGGGTTATTCTAATATCAAGTTTTTTAACAGCAATAACAACTATATGTATGTTCTGTAAAAAAGCTATTAGCAAAGGTTTTGAACCGATTTATGGAAGAATTGATAAAATTGATGAAAACCAATGCAGAAATTTTTTAGTAGACTTTTTAGCAGATGTAGAAAAAGGAATAGAAAAAGATGAAGTACAAATTAAGCGTGCTTACGAAGTGTATGAACATTATACAAAAGACTTGCATAAAAATTCTTATATGCATGATAAGTGGGAAAAATTAATGAAATGAAAGGAAGCGAAAAAGAATGAGCAATAAAGTATATGATATTTTAAAATGGATTACATTAGTATTTTTGCCAGCTTTAACTACATTAACTGGTGTAATACTTAATTGCTTTAATATTGGTTGTACTGACATAGTTCTAACAATAATGACAGCAGTTACAACTTTTATGGGCGCAATATTAGGCATCTCAAATATTAATTACAAAAATAAAGGAGAATAAAATTATGATAAAAGCTAAAACCTTTGTGGCTGTACACACACACACACACACTTATATTTAGATTAAAAAAGAAAAGAGGGGTCAGAATATGATACCTCAGCATACTAAAAATAAACAAAAAATCGAAAATAACACAACAGCAATTAGTTCAGCTATTACTAGATTAAATCAAAGTGGTTTAGGTAATGGAATACTTCCACGTCTGGTTCAAAAAGAATTGAACACATTAGACGATTTCACTGGTTTTGCATACTTATCGGATTGCAAAGTCAGCGGAAATTATATTAACAACGGGTATTTCTTACAATTGTCATACACTTCGAATTATAAAGTACAATTTTTAATTAGTGCAACGAGTGGTTTGTTGCAGTATCGAAAAATGGTCAATGGAACTTGGAGCAATTTTACAAACGTATAAAAAGAGAAAGGAGTTTATTATGGAAGATGAAAAAATAGAAGTAATGAAGCCTGTAGAAGAACCTACAGAAGAAATTTTTGAGGAAATAAAAGATGAAATCGAGGTGACAGAAGATGAGTAGAGTATTTAAAAATAAAGGCAATGTGATCACACAAGCGTTTAAAAAAGGGGTACATAATGGTATTGATTTAGTTGGCACAGGCTATACCTTAGACTATATTACAGCACATTCAGAAGGAACTGTAGTAGCCGTTAGAAACAACTATAAAACTAACGATAGATATGGTTGCTCTTATGGGAATTACGTAAAAATTAAGCATAATGGATATTACACACTATATGCACACATGAAATATAATAGTGTAACAGTTAAAGTAGGACAAAAAGTGTCAAGAGGACAAGTTATAGGCTATATGGGAAATACTGGTCATAGTTTTGGAGCACATTTGCATTTTGAGGTAAGAGATAAAAATGACAATTTTATAAACCCAACAAAATATATAAATGCAAATTTACCTTCAAATAATAGTAAAAAATATAGTAAAGGTAGATATAAAGTTGACTGTGACGTTTTAACAATACGAACTGGTCCAGGAACAAATTATGACTGGAAAAAATTCAATCAGTTAACACCAAACGCACAGGCACAAATAAAAGAATTATCAAATTCAAGACCAAATGGACTTGTAAGAGGATGTATTTGTGATGTATCAGAAGTAAAAGGCGAGTGGGGAAAGATTCCATCTGGCTGGATTTGCTTAAAATATTGTAAAAAAACATAATAGCTAGGCACTGCCTAGCTTATTTTTTTGTCTAAATATTGACAAAAATAGAATTAAATGTTACAATTATATTACAAATATTACAGAAATAAGTTGTTTTTGTTAATATTTTGTTACAATTATTTATTTTTTTAAATACTTTGTTATAATCTTAGTGGAAATATTTTGCTATTATCGCAGAATATGACACTTTTTTTCTTATTTGATGTATTATAATATATCAAAAGAAAGGAGTGTACTTATGAGAAAGATTGGAGGAGTAAATATGGATGCAATAGCTCATTTAACAGGTAGACTTACAAAAGAAAAAGAAAACAAGAGATATTGTACAGTATATGAATCTCTTGAACAAAGTTTAAAGGAAGTAAAATTAATTAAAGATGGTAAAATTAAGCCAAAGACATGGAGAGAACTTCTTAAAGAATTGAAAGAGGATGGAGAGTAG